GTGTCCCATTATTTCATCAAGCAAGCGAAGTTTCAAATAGGCTCGTTCGCGTGAATCAATGTCGTGCTCACTTGAATTGGTAATCTGGCTTATCAACGAATGCTTGATGGATTCAATCTCGTCTTTGAACCACTCATCATTGAGGAGGGTTTGAGCACGTTCTGACTTGTTCATACCAGACCCGGCAGAGTGATCGGTTGGGCAGTTGCCCCGAATCGCCCAGCGCCGAACGGAGCAGCGGTGGCGAACGGGTTATACACACCTGTCGGAGCGATTTGATAGAACCCGCCGGGAGTGCCTCCAGGCATAAATCCCGGCCCAAATCCACCTGATGGGGTGCGAGGATAAACAGGTCGCTGTGCATTGATGATTGCATTGAGCGCAGTCTGATCCACAACAGGAGTCTGCTCACCCGGGCCAAGCAAAGAGTTGATCCCACCCATGAGTGCGGTGATTGCCGCAGCATCAAGAAGGCTCAGATTGATGCGGTTGTCAACAGATCCACCCTGACCACCTTGGCCTCCCTGCCCACCTGAAACCTGTCCAATAGTTGCAGTTGCAGTCGGCACAGCATTGACCGATGGGGTCGGAACCACAGGAATGACGGGAGCCGTAGACTGTGCAGGGAATGAGCGATCCTCGACAGGCACAGTCTGAGTCGCAGCAGTTCCTGCGGCAGTTCCTGCCAAGGTTCCGGCAGTAGTCCCTGTCGTGGTCGTGACTTTGCTCCCAGGAACCGTGACTTGCTGGCGCTGTTGAGCTTCAGCAGAGTTCCGAATGTCTGCTTCAATCTGGGCATCGGTGAACTGAGGATTGCTGTAGAACGCAAGCCCTGCCGCATCAGGAGCGCGGCCTAGAACAGTCTGATATAGATTGTTGATCCGAGCCTGGCGCTGAGCCTGAACATCAACGGTTTGGGTCGGTTGGGTTGTTCCAATTAGCCCACCGGCAGTCGTTGCTGCCGCCTGAGTCGGCTGAGATAGCAGACCTTGCTGAACCTGTACCTGTTGCGTTGGAGCCGCGGTTCCAAGAAGTCCACCGGCAGCGGTTCCAGACAAAGCAGGATTGGCGACTCCTGTCACCGCGACCTGGGTGGCTGTTGCTGCGCCAGTTGGGGCTAGAGTAGCGGCAACCGACTGTGCAGCGGTCACAGGGTCAACACCATAAGCCTGAGAGATAGCTTGAGTGATTTGAGGTTGACTCAGCCCCTGCTCAGAAAGATTTACGATGTCATCAACTAGCGTCAATTCAGCAGCTTGCTGAGCGCCAGCAGATTCAGCACCACCAAATGATCCGAGCAAAGCCTCGGTTCCGTATGCGGCAAGCCCACCCAAGAGCGCAGATTTCGCTGCATTCTCCACGCCGCCACCAGTACCCAGAGTCGTGGCTCCCGAAGCAGCAGCAGCCGCCGCAGGAGTGCTAAGGCCAATCCCAGCAGGGCCGAGAACAGAACCAATTGCCGTGGCAATAGCTGCCTTACCGATCAGATCACCAGTTCCCTGCTTGCCATAGTCAGCATTGAAGTAAGGAGCGACCTGAACCTCACCCGTAGGGGAGTATTGAGCCAGAGTCGCACCAAGGGTTTTTCCTTCAAGCGTGGCATCTGATGGCTTGATGACCTGAATCGACCCATCTGCCAGGAAGTTGTAGACCGTCCCGCCTCGGGTGATCGGGAAATCTGCGTTGATGTCTCGAGCCGTGGAAAGCCCAGCGGCCTCAGCATCCGTCAGCGATCCATACAAAGCATTCACATCCAACGGAGCGCGACCCTTGGCCTCTGCTGAGTTCGCAATGTCCTGCTCGATCAGTTGCAGAGAGAAGTCCGGGTTTGAGTAGAACGCCAAACCTTCGGGATCAGGCTCCCGCCCAAGATACTGCTGATACAGGGCTGCGATCTGTTGAGGAGTTGCCATGTCTTACCCCGGAATCTCAATGTTGGAGGAAATGCCAGCGCCGAGCTTGGCGGCTTTGAGTTGAACCTCGGCCTCGAACTCCTGGCGCTTCAGTTCTAGTTCAGCCGCAGCCTTCTCCCGAGCCAGTTGGATCTCGGCAGCAGCCTTCTCACGCTTGGCTTGAATGTCCGCGATTGCCTTCTGTCGGTCAATCTCCAACTGCGCTTGAGCCTGCATCATCATCGCTTGGATGGCGGGATCAGGCTGTTGCTGCTGAGGAGGAGGATTGGACAGTTGCTGATCAATCTCAGGCGTGATCGGCTTGAAGAATGTGGCTGAGTCCTTGAACCCCGCGGCCTCGATCATCCGGCCCAGAGTGTCCCGATACTGAGCGACAGACACCAGAGGATTGGCAGGGCCGAACTGCTGAAGAATGCGCTCTTGCTTGTCCAGAATCATCGCCAGCATCGCCATCTGCTCCTGGCGATTGCCTGTCCCAAGACCCACAGAGATCGTCACATCGTACTGATTCGACCACTCTCGCGGATCCATCGGCACATACTGACCACGCATCCGAATCACTCGGGGCTTGTCTTGATACTTACAGAGAAGATGCAAGATGCCCTTGAACAGAGACTTGACCCCGGTTTCGGCAAAGACGCGAGCAATCAACTCCAGCTTCCCAGAGGAGGCATTCTGGAACGCAGCCACAGCCGTTGCGGTGACGTTCTGGAGAATGTTCGGATCTAGACCTTGTGAGGCATCAGAGACCCCGGTGCGCTTGGCTTGGACTTGATCCAAGTATTCGAGCATCGGGAAGGCCTGATTCGCCACCGGCTGAACAGCCATCGGAACCACAGCATTCGGGTTCTTCATCCGCACCACACCGCCAGGCGTGACGCTCGTCAGATCGTCCAGATTGACCTGTCCCTCAATCGCACCAACTCGGACATTGTTCGTTAGATACAGGTTGTCCAGCATCTGCCGAGTGATCGTGGACTTCTGAAGCTGGATGTCCATCGTCTTGTCTGCCAGAGACAAGCCGTAGAACTTATGTGGGACGGGAATCGGGCAGACCGCATGGAACGGGATGTAATCCGTTTCGGTCATCTCCAGAATCTTCGATCCGGCATACCAGACCTGAAGAAGCTCCGCGATCCCATCGTTGTCCATGTCGGCACGGACATAGCACTCGTACACCTCAACGTCCTGCATCGCAGGATCGTAGGATTCCTGTTCAGATGGCTGCTCACCCTCGGAGAATCGAGCCACTCGCTCAGGAGAGAAGCTCAGATCATCGTAGGTCGGCAGCGTCTTCACCATCTCCCAATCGAAGCCCATCGCCACCAGATCCGTGCGTGGGATCAGTCGGCGATGAGCCGTGAAGGGCGAATCCTCAATCGTCCGAGCGTGTTTAGAGATCAGAAACTCCTCGGGCGGGATGTTCTGGATCTTGACCTGACCGACCTTGTTCTTCTTCTTGACCTGAACATTGTGGGTCGTGTTCATCATCGGCATTCCGTCCATCCCAACAATGGGATTCCCTGCGGGATCTAGGACAGCCGTGGAGATGGTCTCTTGAGCGATGATCTCTTGCGTCTGGTCAGCCATCAGCATCACCAGTTCATCATCACTCAGGTTCTGATAGGTCTCCTTGATGACCGAATACGAATCATCCCAATAGGCTTTGACCACCCCGACCTTTTCGAGCAGGGCGTCCTTGAACCAATCATGCATGATCGCAAAGCCACGGTTGTCCTTGTAGAACACCCAATTTGCGTAATCGGTGGCTTGCTTGGCCTTGGCCTCATCGCCAGGCCCAACGGGTTCAAACCGCACCACATCGTCTGAAGCGGTGAAGATGCGGATCAGCTGAGGCAGCGCCCCATCGATGACCTCTGCAACCTCCCCGGTGACGATCTGGGAGCGACCCTCGACCTCATTCCCGTAGGGATACCGAAGGTAATACTCCAGCGCCCTCGTCCGTTGTTCGGTGGTCTCCGTCTGGAGATAGCCGATTGCCCCGTCTATTTCGACCTCTAGGAGAGCTTTCAGACTGTTCTCGTTCATACCGTTCCTCTAACGCCTTGATGCGGCGTTCTAGTTCAGCAACCCGCTGCGGGAGATTTCCTTGAGTTGAGATCCACATCACACAATCCACTTGGTATTGACGTTCAGCGGCCTATCCCATGAGGAGGTCTCGCTGATCCCTAGAGCCAGGTATCGGAAAGCGTCCGACCCGTGACTCGCCCAATCGTGAAGCGGCTTGTCGTAGAAGATGTTCCGCTTCTCGTCATACTCTCTGCGGTAGTTGCGTAATGCGTCCAACCCCTGCCGTACCTGAGGGACATTGAACCAGCACTTCGGCAAGATGCGCCTAACTGCCTGAATCCCGTCTGCCACCGAAAGCCTCGGAGCGACAGTAATTTGCAAGCCAGCCTCTTGGAGCATTTCCTTGCGGCTGCGTCCCGTGCCGAGTTCCCTCACCTCAACATCGTGAGGCAGGATGTGCTCGGCGGTGTGCCACCTGTTCTCTTTGATCCAGTTGACATACCAATCCAATCCGACCCCGTGATTTTCCACGAAATCTAGGACTCTGTACTCCTGATTTATGGCCTGGACAACCCAGATCGCCGTTGAATCAGAGACTCCCAAGTCCCAAGCCGTGTAAGTCCGACAGAGATCATCCCGGTCAATGTGACACAAACGGCCCTTTTCCTCAAGGTCATTGATAAGGGAGCCGTAGTAAGACCCCTCAACAGCCGCATTGAAGGAGCACTCGAACTCTTGGTTGTACTTGTCCTCGCCCATCTCCTTACGGGCGGCTTTAAGTTCTCCGTCTTGGATCAGCTTGGTCTGGCTTGCCTTAAACTCTAGAAGCCCCCAATCAGGCTCATCCTCGGCCTGATCTCTCAGGGCTTTGAAGTGGTTGTTGCCCTTCGGTGTCCCCAAGAACAGCGCCCAGCCCAATCGGTCTGAAAGCGCCGGTCTAATGATGTCCGTCCAGATGCGCGGGTCTTGATCCCCGATCTCATCAAGGATCACCCCGTCAAAGTATTGGCCTCGGAGACTGTCCGGGTTGTCTGATCCGTACAGTTGGATGCGCCTACCCCAAAAATCGGTTCTAAGCTCCGAGATGTTCGAGGTTGCCTGAAGCGGCATCGTGTACTTGAGAAGGTAGTCCCACGCTACCCGCTTTGCTTGCCCATAAGTCGGGGCGATATAGGCGTACCTTGGGGCTTCCTTCTGGTTCTGGATCGCTTCCTTGATGATGTGATTCAGGGCAGCGACTGTCTTTCCCATTCTTCGGTGAGCCACTACTACCGAGAATCGCTTCTCGCCCATCATCTTATGGATGGCGAGTTGCGGCTCCCGAGGAGCGTAGGGAATTATGATTTCTCGCTTGCCCACTTGATGACAGTCTCGATTGGGCCTCCGTCACTCCCGCTTACCTCAGTTCGGGCCAGCTTGGGAATGTGGTACTCGATGGCCTTGAGATAAAGCTCTGCCGCCTTACCCGGATCTGGCCGACTCTTCTCATCGCCCTCTGCGACTCTATTAAGCCATTCAGCAAATTTAGGGGCGTTTTGCTCTGCCACTAGCGCGATCATCTCTCGCACATTCTGAGTTGTCTTATTAGGTACGCCCTTAATACGGCCCATCCCTGCTGCGGGAGGCTTGCGTTTAACAGTTGTTACTACTTTGTTGTCCATTTCCGACTCCTTTCGGGCCATCGGGCGTTAAGTTGTCTTAGTCTAACAGGCTTTGGATTGGAACCCCGTTGCGCTCAAGAATCCGCAGGAGGTCTTCTTCTCCTGGGAAGACTACGAAGTTGGATGTT